CGCAGGCTACACTGGTCGCCATCGATAGGGAGATCACTCGACACGAAAGCGGTCAAGAGGTTCCTGAAATCGAACGGCGTAGACGTGGACGAGTTTATGCGCGAAACCAGCACACGGTCGATGCGTGCGGTCGGCATCTAAAAATGGAGGAGAAAGACATGAGCCCGACGACGACGTTCTTTATCGGTCTTTTCATCGGGTCGTTCATAGGTGTGTTCTCGGCGGCACTGGCGGCTGTCGCCAAGACTTCCGACAATCAACTGGAGCGGTGGTACGAGTGATTGAGCGAAACCCTCACCCGGTTTTTTCCGTACTTTGGGCAGCGTGGTCCTTGCTCACCGTGGCGCTGTTTGTGACGCCAGACCAGCCGACGCTTACAGCGTGGATGATTTGGGCGGGTGTATTCTTGGTCGTCGAGGTGACGGGGACAGCGTACACGAGCAAGTCTCAAGACCGCGACACGCTATCGGAGACCATGACATGGCTCCAGCGGCACCTCTCGAAGCATCGAAAGATTGCCCGAGGTTGGAACGCTGCAATGCTCGCGTACATCGTCGTGATCGCGGTCGTGGGCGTCAGTTTAGTGTCTGACGTACTACTCCGGTATGTCATCGCGATGCTGATAATCGTGTGGCTCCATGACCACTGGATGAGCCCAGACGTTCACGGATGAGTATTTCGATCACCCGGCGCGGGTACTATCGCTTGATGGTCGCGGGCGCTCAGTTCAGCCAGCACGCGGACCCGAACGAAGCGATCGAAAACGCTGCCGAGATTCTGGCGACCGACCCGAACGTCATGGTCGAGATCCTGCCGCCGCGCATCACGGTCGAGTCGAAAGCGGCTGGCCCAGTCACGCTACCGAGTACACCCTCACCACAGTCCGATGGCGGGATGGATCTGGTCGACTTCCTGACCATGCTCGACGCACAGGCGAGCGGTCCTCTCGTCGTGGGCACGGTACTCGACGCACCAGACCTATGGTCGGGTATTCAGCACCTCACGGTGGAGCATCGCGACTCAGGTTCGTGGCTGGCGCAAAGGCTTGCAGTCATGGACGCAGACGGCATCCCCCAGCGCGTCGGTCTGACATGGCGAGGCTACGTATTGCTCTGGAACTTGCGCGACCGAGACGCCATCAGAGTCGGCACCTAGCGCGTGTTCGTCTCCGACGAGGATGAGGACAACGAGCGAGAAGTCGCAGCGATCCTCGAAAGCCGCTGGCGCTGCAAGCTACGCAAGTTCGGCAAGCTCGACCCGATCGACTGGTGGGCCGAGCGAGACGGCAAGGTCGTCGCGTTCGTCGAGTTGAAGTGCCGGAATATCCCATCGACGAAATACGCGACCGTGTTCGTGACGCTGCGGAAATGGCTCGACCTGCTCCGCGCTCACGAGTGGACGATCGACGGCGTTCCCTCTTTGATCGTCGTGCGCTGGACAGACCGGATTGGCTACTACGAGATCACCGACCTGCCGCCCGGTCGCCTGTCGGTACTACGCCGACGAGAGCACCGCGTCGAGCAAGACACCGAGCCAGCGTGGGAGCTTCCGATCAGCGCGTTCACGTGGTTGTGAAATTAGGTATTGACACCATCAACGCTATGTGTATGTTTCAGTCATCAACCACCACTTAGGAGATCGAAAGATGACTCAGGAACTCGTGAACGCACTTAGCAACGCCCGCCACCACGTCGAGTGCCTCGTACCACAGGTACTCCTGACCGCCAACGCCCTCAACTACACGTGGGTCGATGGTGGCGCAGTCATGGATGCCGTGGAGGGCCATGTCCGGTATCTGCACGCGGAGCCTGCTGCCGACAGCCTGACCGCAGTGCTGCCGGGGCACGGTCTTTTCACAGTGACCAAGACCGGGGAGGTGTACCGATGAGCGCGTTCATCTGCGACCCTAGGACAGTTGGAGCCGCCGCTGCATACATCTGCAGCACAGAGCGAGCAGGCGAGCAAGAAGCACGGCGTCTGGCGGTCAAGCTCGCTGTCGCGAACATCGTAAGCATCGACGCTCGGTACGGAGAGGGCGAGGGCGAGAAGTGGGCCGGAGACGGGTTCGCCTTCGAGTGTGCAAGTGCAGCCTCGCAGATCATCGCGGCACCTGTATCACGGGAACGGACCCTCGGCGCTCTTCAGTGCCTTCAGTACCAGAGCTGCGAGTTCGAGGGCTACGCCAAAACGGAGCAGGGAAAAATCACCGAGGAGGCCATCGTCGGCCTCGTAGATGCGGGCGTGAAGCCCGAAGGATGGGATAGCTGGGTATGAGCAATTATTCCGACTTCTTGGTAAGCAAGGCCATCACCGATGTACCTACTGGTGTCGCGGTGGCAGGATCACTGAATAGCTATCTGTTCCCATTCCAGAGAGATGTTGTCAGATGGTCTCTGCGACGCGGCAGGTCAGCGGTGTTTGCGGATTGCGGAATGGGTAAAACTGTCATGCAGTTAGCATGGGCTAATCACGTACCCGGACCTGTTTTGATTTTTGCCCCGCTTGCTGTCGCACAGCAGACGGTACGCGAGGGTCAAAAGTTTGGGATCGAAGTGGAATACGTTCGCGAGCAACCGAAAGATCACGGGAGTCGCGTCTACATCACGAACTATGAGATGCTAGATCACTTCGATGCCTCGAAGTGGCACGGTGTCGTGTTGGATGAGTCAAGCATAATCAAGCACAAAGATGGGGCGTTTCGGAGACAACTGATCGAAGATTTCTCATCTGTGCCGTTTCGACTGGCCTGCACTGCGACGCCTGCTCCAAATGACTTCACTGAGTTGGGGAATCATTCAGAGTTTCTTGGGGGACTCTCAATGACTGAGATGCTCAGCACGTTCTTTGTGCATGACGGCGGCTCGACACAAAACTGGAGACTGAAAGGGCACGCTGTTTCTGAGTTTTGGCGATGGGTGTGTACATGGGCTGTCATGCTCCGCAAGCCTTCGGATCTCGGATACGATGATGAAGGTTTCAATCTTCCGGGATTGGTCTATCACGATCATGTAATCCGCACAGAGACGGCACCTGAAGGCTTCCTCTTCCCGGTGCAAGCCGAAACGTTGCAAGAGAGACTAGCGGCTCGTCGATCCACAATCGCGGAGCGGGTCGCAGAGTGCGCGGCTCACGTAAACAACTCAACCGATCCTTGGGTTGTCTGGTGCAACTTGAACGACGAATCCAAGGCTCTCGCGGCAGCGATTCCGGACGCGGTTGAGGTGAGCGGCTCCGATTCTAACGATCTCAAAGAGGATCGCTTGCTTGGTTTCTCGGAGGGTCGTTTTCGCGTACTCGTCACGAAGCCTAAGATCGCTGGTCATGGTATGAACTGGCAGCATTGTTCCAATGTTGCTTTCGTCGGATTGTCAGATTCTTGGGAGCAGTACTACCAAGCTGTAAGACGTTGCTGGAGGTTCGGACAGGACCGTGAAGTCAATGTCCATATATACACCGCAGAGACTGAGGGTGCTGTAGTCGCAAACATCAAGCGCAAAGAGGCCGACGCCTTGACGATGGTCGAGGAGATGACGGCTCAGATGCGGGATCTAAACAGAGAGGACGTAAGAGGCATGGCGAAAGATTCGGTGGAATACGTGACGGACCACGCATCGGGGAGTGGATGGGATCTGTACCTTGGTGATTGCGTGGATGTTGTAGGTGGACTGGATAGCGATTCGATCGACTTCTCAGTGTTCTCACCTCCGTTTGAGAGCCTGTACACGTACACGGCCACAGACAGAGATATGGGCAACTGCAGATCATCTGAAGAGTTCGCCCAGCACTTCCAGTTTCTTGTGCGTGACTTGTTTCGCGTAATCAAGCCGGGGCGATTGGTTTCTTTTCACTGCATGAACCTTCCGACTTCTAAGGTCCGTGACGGGGTGATTGGTATTCGAGACTTCCGCGGTGAGTTGATCCGTATGTTTCAGGCTGCTGGGTTCATCTATCACTCAGAGGTCTGTATCTGGAAAGATCCAGTCATCGCGATGCAGAGGACCAAGGCGCTCGGATTGCTACACAAGCAGCTAAAGAAAGACGCCTGCATGAGTCGTCAGGGAATCGCAGACTATCTCGTCACGATGCGGAAGCCGGGAGAGAACCCGAACCCCGTCACAAACACGAACGAGACTTTCCCGGTACAGCTATGGCAGAACTACGCATCTCCTGTATGGATGGACATTAACCCATCCGACACACTGCAATACCGGAGCGCAAGGGAGCATGACGACGAACGCCACATCTGCCCGCTTCAGCTTGAAGTGATCCGTCGTGCTATTCGGCTTTGGACGAACGAAGGGGATCTGGTATTGTCCCCATTCACGGGTATAGGCTCCGAAGGCCATGTTGCCATCGAGGAGGGGCGCAGGTTCGTAGGCGCAGAGCTGAAGGAGTCTTACTTCAAGCAGGCTTGTAAGAATCTGGACGCTGCCCAGTCGTCTCGTGTGGACTTGTTCGCTTCTGCTGGCGTAGCGGTATGATTGGGGTCAAGGGAGCGCCACGATACACTGGAATAATGGAGCGCACAAAGATCTGCGAAGCCTGCGGCGACATCTTCGCCAAGCCATCCACAACGCCGTGGGGCCGATGGCGTAAGCGTCGGTTCTGCTCACGCGAGTGCTGGTGGATGACGAGGCCCAACTGGAACAGGTACGCGAAGACAGGGCGCGGATAGGATTCGACGCTTTGCAAGACTCGCAAGAGAACGGAGCGGACCCCGGCGTGTTACTGTGGGCCTGACTGCCGTTCCGGGCGCGTCCATGTAGAACAGGCTCGGGAAGCGCGTCTGATATGTCATGCAGAGCTTAACCGTGGGACGCGCACGGCACGGGGGTGGTTCCTCGGTAGCCATGATCTTCGGTAGGGTGTTGACACAATCAACACGATGTTTATGTTTCAGTCATCAACCACCACTTAGGAGATTCAAAATGCAGACGACGACCAGCAAGACCTACGCAGCCCTCAACGCAAACTCCGACCGGATGACCGGCACGGTTCCGCAGATCCTCGAAAGCAACAAGGCGCGGATAGTCGTGTCATGTGAGACGACCGAGCCGATGGCCTTCCAGCATCACGATGAGATCGCAGTCAAGATCGGCAGGTTCTACGCTCCGGTGACGCTCGGCACGTGCGAGGGTTACGCCCGCCAGCACAACGACTGCCCGGTCGCCGCCGTCGAGCGTGCCACGAATCTGGGTCACAAGCTGCACTGGGCGAACGTGCAGGCGGTTGCGCTGACCGCGTGGGACCAGACAGTGGACACGCTGCTCGGTTTCGAGTTTGGCGACGTGATCGAACTCGAAGGTTGCCAGTTCACCCTGACGAGGGCATCAAACAGCAACGTCGCCCTCGTGCCGGTGTCCTAGCATCAAGCGACAAGACAACGCAGCCCTCGTCCGCTTCGGCGGGCGGGGGCTTTGCACTTCACAGAACCCGCTCGGTCGTCCTACCTTTGAGACTCAACCCAACCCCGACACGGAACGGGTATGAGTCCAAAGAAGCACAAGCTCGACCACGAGAACGATCTCTGGCTCCAGCAGCCGGGAGAGAGCCCGCAAGCATACGAAGCGTTCTGCACGTTTCGCGACTTGCCGCGCCAGAGGCGTACCCAGAATCTCGTTGCGCTCAGGTTAGGAAAGAGCGGGACGATCATAAACCGATGGGCGCATCGCTGGTCATGGTATGAGCGCGTCCTGCCGTGGGATCGCGAGGATGACCGCGTAGTCCTCGAAGATCACTGGGATCGCCTGCGCGATATGTCGGCCCGACAAGCTGACGACGCGATGACAATGGCCTCGACTTTGATGGAGCCAGCGCGAGCGATCCAGCGGCTGATGCTAGAACAGCCCGACGCGTTCTATGACTATTTCATGGCAGACGACGGTGAGGGCGGCAGGGTGCTTGACTTCGACAGACTCGACCGAGTGCTGCACATGGTGTACACCTCGGCGCGACATCTCCCCGTGATCGCAGAGATGGAGCACCGAGCACGAGGTGTCCGAGGCGAGGTAGCCGAGCAGGAGTTCGGGGACCAGCACGCCTCGCCTGTCGTCGGTCGCATCGAAGTCGGGCGCGATACCGCCGCCGCTTCTGAGTTATTCGCCAAGCTGGTCGGTCGCACCGCTCCGCAGATCGCCGTCAGTGATCGCGTTAGCTGACGTTGATGACGCGGTGCTCGCTCGTAGCTACCCTGCGGGCTTCGCCCGTTATGCGAGCTTCGGGAAATGGGAGATAGCGGATCACCTGCTGTTGATCCAAGCCTACCTGCTAGAGCTTGTCTACGGAGACATCGACAACCTCATCATCAGTATGCCGCCTCGGCATGGGAAGTCGATGTTCGTGAGCACATATTTCCCTTGTTGGTATTTGGGCAACCACCCGAACCACAACGTCATCCTCGCGTCATACGAGGCAGGGCTCGCGTCGATGTTCGGGGGACGTGTCCGCGATCTGATGGCAGAGTTCGGCGCGAGTCTCTGGGGCATGGGAGTTCGGCTAGACAGGCGAGCCGCGAGCGACTGGGAGCTAGTGGGCACAGGCGAGGACGGCACGCCGGTCGTCGGCGGCATGAGATCAGCGGGCGTCGGGTCCGGTGTTACAGGACGAGGCGCGAACCTCGTCATCATCGACGACCCCGTGAAAGATGCGGAGCAGGCGCAGAGCGAGAGGTATCGGCAGCGGGTCTGGGACTGGTATCTCGCCACGCTGTTCACACGTCGCGAACCCGGCTGCAAGCAGTTGTGCGTGATGACGCGCTGGCATGAGGACGATCTGGCTGGACGGCTCAAGCATCGGGCCGAGGAGCAGTCGGGCATCCAGTGGCACGAACTCTCTCTCCCCGCAATCGCTGAGGAGAAAGACGAGGGCGACGAACTCGGGCGCTCGCTCAACGATGTTCTATGGCCGGAACGCTGGCCGATCGACCAGTTGGAAACGGTACGCGGTACTATGTCGGCATACTGGTTTGGTGCGCTTTATCAGCAGCGACCGGCACCCGCCGAGGGCAACATCTTCCGTCGCGACTGGTGGCGGTTTTGGGTGCCGCCAGAGCTAGAGGGCAAGCTGCCGCCCGTGCGCCTGTCTGGTACAGACAAAGCCGCTGAGGTCATCGTGCGTCCCGAGATGCAGCGCGTGGCGCAGTCGTGGGATCTGACCTTCAAGAAGGGCGAGGACACCGCGTTCGTCGTCGGGCAGACGTGGGGGCGAGCAGGGCCTGACGCTTACCTGCTCGACGAGGACCGCGCTCGTCGTAGCTTCCCCGAGACTGTCGATGCCGTGCGCTCGTTCGCGCAGCGATGGGATGAGGTGTCGGCTATATGGATCGAAGATGCGGCAAACGCGCAGGCAACGATGGCGGTCTTGGCTGGCGAGGTGCCGGGGATGATCCCGGTGCGTGTCGAGGGTAGTAAGGAGGACCGGGCACTCGCGATCAGCGCGTACCCGGAGGCAGGCAACGTCGTCCTGCCACATCCTGCGGTCGCGCCGTGGGTGGTCGATTATATTGAGGAACTCGCTAGCTTCCCTAATGGCCGATACGCAGACCGTGTAGATTGCACGAGTCAGGCGCTCCGCAGAATATTCACGACGGAGGAAAAAAAGCGCCTCGTCTGGGGGAAGCGACATCATCGGAGGTAGAACATGGCAGTCGGTATGATGCGGGCGCTGGGCGATCTGGCGACCCGCATGGGCATCTCGGGCAAGCTCGGGCAGACCTACAAAGGCGACCGGGATCTATACACGGCATTCGGGTATCGACGCGACCCGGATTTTAACACGTATCTCGACTATTACCTGCGCGGCGACATCGCTGCGCGTGTCGTGGACATGGCACCGAAGGCGTCATGGCGGCACGCTCCGATGGTCAGAGCCTACGGAGACGACGGTGGTGCGTTCGGTGACACGATTTCGATGCTCGACGACCGCGTGCGCTGCTGGCATCACCTGTCACGCTTGGACGAGATCAGCGGGATCGGTCAGTTCGGGGTTGTGCTGATCGGGACGCGAGGCGGGCCGGTCACGCAAGAGCCGGTCGGCCTGACTTCGCCCGACGACATCATGTATCTGCGAGCGTACCATCAAGGCTCGGTAGAGATCAAGGAGTGGGAGGAGGACACCACCTCGTCGCGCTACGGACTGCCGAAGGTCTACGAGATTCAGATGCAAGGCACGACGACCGACTCCTCCTCACGCACGACGACGAACCCGTCACTGCTCGTGCCGTGGCAGCGGATCATTCACGTGGCCGAGCAGACGATTGAGGATCAAGTCTACGGACAGCCGAGACTCGCTCGCGTGCTCAATCGAGTCGATGATCTCAGCAAGGTGCTCGGCGCTTCAGCCGAGTTGTATTGGCAGAACATCGCGGGGATTTGGCACGCCAACGTCGGCGCAGACATCGACGTGTCTGACGAGGATCTCGAAGCATTTGAGGACGACATTCTTGCAGCGCGTCACGGGCTGACTCGACTCATCCAGACGCGAGGCGTGGATCTCGACGCTATCACTGGTGCCCCGGTCGATCCGCGTGGCGTGTACGATTCGCTTCGTCAGGTGATCTCTGCCGCTGCCGACATCCCCGAGCGCGTCCTGTTTGGTAGTGAGCGCGGCCAGCTTGCCGCCGACCAAGATCAGCGCGAGTGGCAGGCACGCATCGCGTCACGACAGGAGCAGCACGTCGAGCCGAACATCGTGCGTGAGTTCATCGACCGGCTGATCGAATTGGGAGCACTTGAGACGCCTGTCGACGGCTACGATGTGATGTGGCCTCCAATCGACGCACCTTCGACGGCAGACCGTGCAGAGACGGCTCAGAAGTTCGCAGACGCGATCGCGAAAGTCGCGCCAGCGGGAGCGCCGGATTTAGTGATGCCGTCGTGGGAGTTCCGACAGCACGTGCTCGGGCTCGACCCGGTGCCGCCTGCGATGCCCGAAGGGTTCGATCTAATGATCGACGACGAGGAGGACTAGGTGCCGCTGTATCACTACACCTGCACAAGCTGCGGCAAGAGCCTCGAAGCCCTGCGTCCGATCAGTCAGCGCAACGAGCTACCGCGCTGCTCGTGCGGCAATTTCATGGAACGCGCTGGGATCGAGCTACAGAAGCGACCCCTCGTGCAGGGCGGCACGTCGATCAAGTACCGGAACTGAGGATGCTAGATGTCAGCATGGCACACGCGGACCTACACCGATCCATCGACCGGCGAGATCGTAGCGCGGTATGTCAGCCTCGACGGCGAACTCTGGATGCAGGCGCTCACCGATGATGATGTCGTCAAGCGTGAGGAGTCGCGGCGGTCTGTCCGCAGCGCAGCACCTCAAGCGGATAAGAGCGAGCGCCCAGCATCGGACTGACCCGTCAGGTACATCGGGGATCGTCCGGTCCTATCAAGCGGACCTGAAGCGCCGATGGGCTCGCATCGAATCTCTGATCTGGCAGACGTTGGTCAAGAACGATGCGCTCAATCCGCTGCCCCGTGCGGCGGCGAATCCGGCGCGACGGTTCCCGAGCGACCCCGGCCTCCAGAACGAAGCGTTCATGGCGTGGCTGAACAACGCTCTTGACGACGAGGTGCTCGAAGTCGTGCGCGGCCCGCAGGGCGCGATCACGCGCAACACGCGCTGGCAGGATGTCTATGTCCGCGCAGGCTTCTCTCGTGGCGCACAGCACGCCGAGGAGGCCATGAGACGCGCAGGGATACCGTTCCCCCAGCAAACAGCCGAGCAGTTGTTCCGCATCCCTACGAACGCAGCCACGCTTGCGAACTTGTACTCTCGTCAGTTCAACGAACTGCAAGGGATCACGCAGGCGACGAGCCAGCAGATCGGGCGCGTTCTGACCGAAGGACTCGCGACAGGTCAGGGTCCGCGTCAGATGGCTCGCGAGATGCGGCGAGCGGTGCAGACGATCGGCAGGAACCGCTCGGTCACGATGGCTCGCACAGAGATCATCAACGCGCACGCAGAGTCTACGCTCAACCGCTACGCGGACGCAGGCGTCGATGGCGTGACCGCACAGGCCGAGTTCCTGACAGCACAGGACGATCTGGTCTGCCCGGAGTGCCAAGCCCTAGAGACGGGCGAGGCGTTGGCGCTCGACGAAGCACGCGGGATCATCCCGGTACATCCGAATTGCAGGTGTGTCTGGTTGCCTGTTGTGGCACAGAGTAAAGCAGAGGGAACCGTGGCCGCGTTTAATCGTGACCAGTTATATGCAGCAGCGCGTGACACATCGCAATATGGAGACAGCGCGATTGATTTCTTCGTGACACGTCTTGCCAAGGCACAAGGAATCAGCGATCAAGTAGCGATCAAGCGCGGGCGTTTGATGCTGCCGAACGCAGCGGCCACGCATCATGTTGACATGGCAGTTGGACAAAGAAAACCGGCGCACCAAATCATGTTCAGTGACGAAACGGCCAGCGGCCTGAATCGTTTGCGTCAGAGTCTATCGGATGGGAAGGCGTTGGCCGATATGGCCGATGACGAAATCCGCAGCCTTCACGCGCTGACTCACGAACTCAATCACGCAAGAACACACAATACTTTTTTCAGTAACGCGACAAAGCGCGGCGAGGATTGGGTGACGGCCTACAATGGGGCGATGAAAACTTATACCACCGAGAGGTGGGCGGCGACTATTGAGGAAGGGGTGGTGGAGTTTACAACGAGAGACACATTGAGGCGCATGGGTGAAGCAACGCGAGGACTCCGAGCATATCCGAGCGACACAAACTTCGTGCGGAGCTTGTCGGTTATTGATAGCGGGCTGCCGAAGAAGCTCTTGGATAACATGGAACCCATGACTCGGTTGCGGATCATTGGCGAAGCGACGGAATCATGGGTCGAAAAACAAATGCGAGCGTTTGTGAGAGAGCAAGGACTCGACATCGACATCGACGCGACAGTGCTGAAATGGAGGAGCTTGCCTGCAACTGATCGCGGGCTACAAGTGCTTAGAACATGGGCACCAAAGATGCAAAATGGCGAAAACCGCGAACGTAATCGGCAGCAGGGTTTGCGTGGAGAATGGGCACCGCCTCCAACAGCGGGCAGGATAGTGTTGACTGGATCGTTCTGGGAATGGCTATCCAAGAATGGAGTGAAGCGATGACTACAGCAGAACTGCAAGAGAAATACGATGCAGCAGAAACGCCACAAGACATAATCGCATTAGCCAGAGAAGCACAGGCGGCTAACGTACCAGATACGCCACTCAGCAGAGGATTATACGATCTTGCAAACCGTTTTCTGTCTATCCAGCTATTAGCGTGAATAGACGATGAGCAAACGACGAGCAGACATCGGACAGACAGCGAACGAGATCGTGACCGAGCGGATCGTCGCTTTCCTGAACGGCTGCAACTTCACGGGCACGATCGTGTTCAACTGCAACAGCGGACAGATCCGCAACATCGAAACGCATCACAAAACCCGCACTGACGATCTCGTTGAGGAGTACCACAACGGGAACGGCAAGGTGGACACAGCGGCGATTCTGGCAAAGTATTTTTGATGAGATGACCGCGAGCGTGACGGCACTCGCAATGACCCGACCCCGTAGGGTGAGGCAGCTATGCCGTTACCGTGGACAGATGAGCAAGACGAGTTCATCCGGCACCGAGTAGAGTGCGGTTACAACAACGCGCAGATATGGGCGGAGTTTCGCGACCGTTTCCCCGGTCAGAGATCATTACCGGCAGTAGCCAAACGTCGGACGGGATTGCGCTCACAAATCGACCAGCCCGCAAAGATAGTCTCTGAGGAAGTCACAGTAGACGAGGACCACGATGACCTAGAGATCAGAGTGGCGGCATCGTGTAAGATCAAGACGGTCGAGGACTTGATCGCAGCGGCGAAGATCGACCTCACCGTGTGGGAAGTGCGCGACGGTGAAGCGCGGTCGCATTACGTGCCGATGAAGGTGGACGACGAGCCGATCGTCGTGGAGACGAGATACGTGCGGGTTCGCTTCCGCAGGAAGATGGCTGACCTCTTCGATCTCGCGCCAGCAGTCGTGAAGATCGTGCGGCCCAAGATCGCCAGACGCAGTAAGCCGACCGCAGACGTGTCGGTTCACTTCGGGGATGTGCATTACCCACACCAAGATGAGCGGTGCCTGTCGATCCTCCACCAGATCCTAGAGATCACCGACCCGACCGTCGTGGTAGATCACGGCGACACGCTCGACGCCGAACAGCTCGGTCGCTGGGCGAAAGATCCTCACAACCGGGTCACGCTCGCTGACGAGATCCGCATGGGCGTCAAGCACTTCGGGCGCATCTCCTCGTTGACCCGATCGGACTGTCAGCACATCTGGCTAGAGGGCAACCACGAGGACCGACTGAGGCGCACGATCTGGGACATGGCCGACCGTCGTGCGGCGGGTGAGCTACTGACCCTTCCGACTGTTCGCGACGCGCTCCAGTGGGGCAGCTTGCTCGGGCTCGACTCGCTCGGCTGGGATCAGTACCCGTACCAAGCGACACACGACCGCCGCAACTTCTGCCTGCTGTTCGACCGCATCGTCTGCAAGCACGGCGCATCGACCGGGGCACATCCGGCACAAGCGGAGTTCAAGAAGTACGGCAAGTCGGGCATCAGTGGACACACGCACAAGATGGCGAGCCACCATCATCGCGACTGGAACGGTCAGTTACGCTGGACGTGCCTCGGGCTCATGGGCCGCATCCGCGAGGACTACGTGGATCACGCAGCTTGGCAGCAATCGCTCGCGGTCGTCACGTGGTCGAAAGACAAAAGCAGATGGGGCATGGAGCACGTGCAGATCATCGACGGGGAGTGCCACTTCCGAGGCCAGCGTCTCATCGGTTGACCCTTAGGTGTTGACACCCTCAACGATATGCTTAAGTTGATACCATCAACCACCACTAAGGAGACACGACATGATGACCTTCTTCCTGACCCGCGCTTTCGGAGAGATGATGGCCGACGTGATTGAGTTCGAGATCGCAGGCGCCGTCGCCACGATCACCTCCACCACGTTCCAGCGTGACGGCCTCTACCTCGAAACGCCCGAGACGGTTCAGGTGAAGCGGACGATCGAGCAGGGGCGCAAGACGTGGAAGCGCGCCATCGCCAACGGCTTCGTCCGGGACGTGGCCTACGAGCAGGAGGTGCTCGACTGCGCGAACGGCATGTGCGACCACTACACCTGCACCGAGGGACGCTCAGTCGACGGTTGGGTTGAGGCGTGGTCGACCCGCTGGGACTACGTCTCTGAGGCGTACGCGGAGACGGTCGCCGACGCAGACCGCTGGTTCGCCAGCGAGGAGGGGAACTGATGAAGGTCCACGTTACTGACGGCGGGCACGCGGCGGCGAAGATGCGCGGCAACGGACGCAACGCCTGTGTGCCCCGCGCCATCGCCATCGCGCTCGGGCTCGACTACCGCGAGACGCACACGGCGCTCGAAGCCGCGCAGCAGGAGTGGGCGACGACTGGCCGCACCTCGAAGGCGAAGCGACGGGCCGAGGGTAAGACCATCGCGCAGGAGGGTGTCCACAAGCCGGTCTACAACGCCTTCCTCGCGGAGCGTGGCTGGCACCATGTCAGCCTGATGTCAGTCGGCCAGCAGCGCGAGCGCAACCCGCGATTCGCTGACCTGCCGACCGAGGGCACGATCATCGCCAACGTCAGCAAGCACTTGACCGCCGTCATCGACGGCGTGATCCACGACACACACGACCCCACCCGTGGCGGGACTCGCACGGTGTACGGGTATTGGACCAAGGGAGGCAACTGAGATGAGCACCGACTGGAGGATCGAGTTCAGGACAGCGAAGCAAGCCGACGCTGTAGACTGGGCCTACCGGGGAGCGGACGAGGAGCACGATTACCTGTACGAGTTGCACGAGGGTGGTCCAGAGGCAGTGGCTCGACCAACGTGGAACGGTCGAGTCCTGACGGGCGGCTGCGCTCACACGATTGGAGACATCCTATTTCGATTGGAGGTCCAGCTTAAGAGCAGGAGTTACGACGAAACTGGAGGGCCGGAGATAGCCGCGCTCAACGCCGCCAAGAAGATCCGTGCAGTCACGGGCGTCGATCACCACGGTTGGGGCAATCCAATCAAGGCCCCTGACATCATGCACATCCTCGTATCGGTGGAGGGAGGCAACTGAAATGAGCGGCGACCACATGAGGGGACCGTGGTACACGGTAGGCGAAGTCGAGGCTGCCGAAGCATGGCGAGCGACGACCAACCGCACGGTCAAGCGGGCGAAGGAAGCCATTGAAGGGATGATGTACGAGGCTGGTTCGGACACCGCCGCCTACATGATTGCACGGGCTGACTACCTCGCGGCCAAGGTGCTGCGGGACGGAGAGCCGACACCCCTAACCGATGGGAGAGCATGATGGCGTGCTTGGCGCATGATTGCATCAACCCTGAGTGCGACTTCTCCGGCTTTAGCAATCGGGAGATGGACCAGTGCCCTCTCTGCGGAGCCGATGTCACGAACGACTTCGACGAGTCGCCCGAGTGGGATGAGGATGCGGAGGGAGGGAACTGAGATGAGCAACGAGATGAGCGACATGACAAAAGCATGTGCGAGGCAACTCCTTACGGATTACGGGCGGCTCCACGAGGAGAACGACCGGCTCCGCACCGCCCTGAAGCGCATCGCCGCCGTCAAGGGACACGACGGGATCATTCACGCACGGGACCTTGCGTGCGATGCCCTCAAGGGAGGCAACTGATATGAGCACCGACCTACGAGCCGAGGAGTCGATGGATGGATGAGCACCGGCACGACTTCATCAACCGCAAGTGCATCATCTGCGGGATCGGTCAGTGGCGGTGCCTGACGTGCGGGTACTGGCTCGCTATCGGAGAGCAGTGCTACCTGCCGTGGTGCGTCGATAACCGCATCATGGCTGCCCGTTACATGGGGTGGTTAGAGCGGCCCGGAGACTTGGGGTATGGGATGCCTGACGCGACGGGCACACCATGAGAACCAGCCTGCTCGTCGTCGGCACATGGCTCGTCAGCCTAGCGTGCCAACCCGACGAACCCGAGCCGGTCCTGCTCTCGGCGGTCTACGCAGAACCCGACCCGATCGCAGAGTATCTCCTGTCCGCTCGCTGGCGCTGCGAGTTCGATCACTGCGCGGACAGCGATGACATCGACCGCATCGCTGACGCGATCCATCGACACAGTGCTCGCCTCGGCTTGCCGGTCGATCTGATGGTCGGCGTGATGATGGTCGAAGATCCTTGGCTCGACACGCTGGTCGTAAGCTCGGCGGGTGCTCGCGGTCTTTACCAAGTCATGCCGATGCACTCGGACGCATGGCCCGAGTGTACGACGCCGCTCACGACGATAGAGGGCTCGGTCTGTCGCGGTGCCGAGGTGCTGGCCGACTTCCGACGCGGACGCACGCTGACGCAGAGCCTCCTGCGCTACAACGGCTGCAACCGACCGGGGCCGTGTCGCTCCTA